GATTCGGGGTTTCCGTCGGCGATCGTCAGAAAAAACAGGGGTGGCGTACGCCCTACCACCGCCGACTCGACGGCATCGGTCGCGCTGATTGCGGCGAACGATTCCCGCGAGAGCTGTTGCATGAGCCGTGAGCAGGACGAAGGTTCGCGATCTCCTCCGCCAGGTCCGGCGCTAGGGACAACGGCACGACGTGGTCGACCGTGTCGGCGCCAGGCTGTCCGCATAGCCAACAGATAGAAGATTCCTCAAGCACACGGAGGCGGAGGCGGCGGAAGGCGCGCGACGTTCGTCCGTTCACCTGTGCCATGAGTCCGCCTAGTACGCGCAACGGCGCCGAGTGCGATGCACACGACGCCGACCTGACCGAAAGAGTACACGACTATTCGCCAGCCGTCAACGATTCCCGCCCTATTTATGCGATCTCTCGTGTACCCATGTACCCATAGGGTGATCGGCGCGCTCATTCCGATTCATGCACGGATCGCCGTCATCGGCGCCGATCTCGTGCCCATTCGGAACGATCATGCCGCTGACTCTTCCTCAACGGATCGGCGGCGCTCAATCATCCAGTCGCCACGGTCGCCGCGTCGATCGTTCGTGTAGCGGTGGAGTGAGACACGGCAAGGGTTACAGAGGCCGGATCTGAGGCGGTCGTCCTCGGTGCCGGTGCAGTAGGCGGAGCAGGCGACACAGTTCCCGTCGCTCTTGGTCTTGGCGGGTAGGGCTCGTCCGCCTTCCACTCCTGGTGCCGTGGTCGTCCACCTTCCGACGAGATCGAGGGCGAGACGGGTATTCGCGTGGATCGTTCGCAGTAGGGCGGAGAGTTGGCGAAGATCGTCACGGGCGGGATCGTCGGCGCCGAGGTACTTCTCAAGTCCGGCGGGCTTTCCTGCATCGTTCAGTGATGAGCCTCCCCCACCGCCGCCGGTGTTCGTCGGGTAGCCGAGCGACTGTGCCTCATTCATGGCGGCGAGGGCGTCGGGTAGTCCGGCTCTGATCGAGATCGACATTGCTGCGATCTCTCGTCCGGTTCGGAGTGGATTCGTATCTCTCATGGTGTGGATCTCCTCAGATGATTAGGTACATGGCGGACAGGTCTTCGTCTTCGTCTAGGTCTGTTTCTTGACCTTCTGAAACTTGGCTCGGGACACGTTCCCCATTCATATGGGGGAACGGTTCCCGATTAGCGGGCTCCGGACGGTTCCCGATTTCGTGCGCGCGGTTCCCGTGCAAACTCCCAGCGTGCGGGCTCGGTTCCCACGGTTCCCGATTTTTAGGGGTCGGTTCCCGCTCACGGTTCCCGACTGACGGTTCCCGATCATTTTGCACGGTTCCCGCAATTCGGGAACCGTCCTCAACGCCTGCCGCTCGTCGTATTTCTTCCGTGTTAGCGATGCCCATCTTCCGGAACGCGAGCGCCTCTATGACGAGTTCACGGCGAAACGCCTTACCCTCTTTCGCCTTCACGAGAGCGAGCGCTTCCTTGACTGTTGCGTCGATCGGTACGCCTGCCCTGTCGAGTCTGGCGGCGTTCGTCGCCGTCCCGTCTTTGAACTTCACGAGACCACGATCGACCACGTAGTCGTACCCGCAGTCCGTCTCTAGCCGCTTGACGTTCACCACGTCCGGTACCCATGAGATACGCGAGTGCGTCCGCTTGAGGGTGATTCCTTCATCCTTGCGGGACAGTTGCCACACGACATCGACATCGTCGTTCTTCGCCGAGCTGCCTCGCTGGCCTTTCGCCACGTCTTTGCCGGAGTGATCGGTTCGCATGACGGCCACGCCTCGCGCCTTGAGTGCGAGTCCGGTATGCCTGTAAAACGCTCGGACCGTGTCGGCTTTGTCTTCGTCTCCCTCGACGGCTCGGCCGAACGTGTCCACGACCACGCATTGCGCCTCTGTGCGATCGACGAGCCCCATTAGGGCGATGGCGCCTTCTCGGGTGTCTAAGGGCGGTAGGGACGGAAGTAGCGCGTAATGGAGGCACGTCATGTCGTCGCTCTCGTCGTAGCCAAGCTCCGAGAGTCGTTCGTGTAGGTCGTCCTCTGTCATTTCGTAGTCGAGGTAGAGAATGTGCTTCTTGTCGGCCACCACGTCGCCGAGGATTCGCCTACCTGTCGCCACGGCCGCCACGATGGCGAGGGCGATCGTTGACTTGCCCGCCTTCGCTGGTGCGTAGAGGGCAACCGACCGATTCGCAGGGATCAGCGGGTAGGCGATCCATTCCTCTTCGCCTTTATCGCTGGTCCAGAAGTTGTCCCAGTTGACCAGGTGAGCGAGTTCCTCGCGATGCTCCGGCGATAACTGTTCGTATGGCAGATCCGTAGTGCCGGTTAGCGGTTCAGTGATGGCGAACGGCGTCAGCGGTACCACTTCGGAGCGCACAAGTTCGGAGGCGAAGGCGGAACGGTCGCCGCCGCGGTGGATCGCCGCCTCATATCCGAACCGTGAGTACGCCTGATCTGCGACGAGTCCTACGACTGAGCTCGTGAATACCTTCAGCACGTCGCGCCCGTCGTGGCCGACGGTGGCGCTCATCCCGTCGCGCTTATCCTTGCCGGGTCGCGTCCACCGCTGCTCACCATCGGGCAGCGTGGCGCCGAGGGTCCAGCCGTCGCGGGTCAGGAGTTCATCCCAAGTCGTCGAATCGTTGAATCGTGAGGCGGGTCCGTCGAGACTATGGGGCGCCGGTGCCACTCCCGATTCATAGGTGACGGTCTCCCTTTCTGGAGTCTTGAGTAGCGCCAGTAGCCATCCCGGCGCCTCTGCGATCGGTCCCGGCTCTCCGCCTTCCCATTCGTACGCCTTACCGTTGGCGGCGATCGTCGGTGGTGCGAGGCATTGACCGCCGATCCCTCGCACGTCGAGCCATTCGCCGAGTCGTCCGCTCGCTGAGTTGCGGATATCTTGGCCTTCGGGATAGCGGAAGTAGAGATGCGTTCCGCCGCTGGCGGTGATCACGGTCGCCGTCTCGGGAAGCGGTCCGTAGGTGTCGATTAGTTCCTGAAGCGATTCGTCGCCGCGCTTGCCGTTCGCCACGTCTACGTCAACGATGAAGATCCCGCTCTCCGGTCCAGTCGCCACGCCAAGCCCGTGGTCTCGGTAGAGCTGCGTCCACCACGAGCGAATCGTGGTTGGGTCGGTGGTAGCGGCGTGCTGCCACGCCGCCATCGGCGGGCGCTTCTGCCCTGGCATGATCGGCAAGACGCGCCAGCCTTGAGCGGCGTAGCCGAGGGCGGCGGAGAGGGTGTCGGCGGTCATGCTGCTTCTCCTCCGAATAACATCTTAGGTTCTGAGTCTTCGCGTTCCCGTTCGGCGTGCGCCCACGCGATCCGGCCGTCAATGATCGGCAGGTACTCGTCGGTCATCTCGCATCCGATCACGTCGAATCCCTCAAGGATGGCGGCGGCGATCGTGGTCCCGCTTCCGGCGAACGGTTCTAGGACAGTCCCGCCGGGTGGCGTTACGAGGCGCACTAGGTAGCGCATCAGGGCGAGCGGCTTGGCGGTCGGGTGAGTGTTGACGATCCCGCCTGTGTGGCGTTCCGCCTTGCTCGCCTTTGCGCAGTAGAAGAACCGGACCCATTCGGCTTCGATTGTGCCGTCAGTGATGACGTTCGCAGGCCAGCGGCCTAGCGTCTTCAGCTTCTCTAGTGCTCGCTGTTGGCCGGGCGATTCCAGCACACGTTCCCGATACTGTTCATCCGTCTCGTCTGCTCGACGCGTGGCGAGCTTCTGAATCGGCCTGCCCTTGAGAGCGTCAAAGTTCTCGCCGTCAGTGGCGATCCGTGTCCCGTCAATGTTGATTGCGCCGGTGCCGTACTCCTGCACGTTGGCGGCTACGGTTCCGATCAGCGGCTTGCGAGCTACGACGATCGGTTCGTGGGCGGGCTTGAGTGCTGTTCCCCATCCTTCCCACTTGCGGGCGGCGTCGGTGGCGGGTGCGGTGATGGGGACGACTGCCGATGAACTGTCTCCGCCATAAACCGGACCGGCGAACGCGTGACCTACGGGAACTACTGCGGAGCCGACCACCTTGCGCTTCGTCCAGTTCTCGCCGGGTTGACCTTTGCGGCCGTTGATATCCCACAGGAGACCACGGATGTCGTCGGGTACGTTCTGAACGGCCACGCCGAGCACGTCGAGAAGTGTCGGCACCTGTTCTAACGTCGGGACGGATGGCTGGGACTTTGAGCTTGTCCAGTGTCCCGACATTCCGGCGAAGCCGAACGCGTCGTCGATCTCGCGATTCGTAACGCCTGCTGCGTCTCGTGCCTCGCGAATCCACGCCGTCACCTTGTAAACCTCGGCGCTATCGTCCCGCTTGCGGTCAATCCCCTTGCTGATGTCGTAAGACTTCGGGAAACCTGAGCCATACAGCCAGACAATCGAGTCACGGATCTCGAAACCTGACGCCTCAATGGCGGTCGCCATTCGGTGAGAGGTTCGGGCGGCTCCGAAGCTGAGCAGATGCCCGCCGGGCTTTAGGACTCGGAGACATTCGCGCCAGAGCGCCACGTTGTAGGCGATGCCGGAATCGTCCCAGCCTTTACCCATGAAGCCGATTTCGTAGGGAGGGTCTGTGACGATCGCGTCAACCGACTCGCTCTGCATTGCGGCGATGATGTCGCGACAATCGCCGTGATGAATGATGGCGCTCGGAATCATCACGCGCCGCCCCACGGGCGCCAGCCCGATGCCCGCCAGTAGACGAGTCCGCACGCGAGGTTCGTCGCCGGATCGAATAGCGCGTCAGGCTCGACGCCGCACTTCGCTCGGATGTTGTCGGCAAGCGTTCCCCATGCGTTGATCTGGAGAAGGCCGCGCGAGTTGTCGAGGGTGGACGGGCGATCGGCGAAGGCGCTCGGATCGCAGCGGCTTTCCCTGTGGATCACTCGTGCGAGGGTGGCGAGGGTTTCGGGCGGCCAGCCGACGGCGGCGGCCAGCTCCATGAAACATCCGTCGGATGTTCCGGTATTCCGTACCATTTCCGGTACCACTACCGGCGGCGCCGTCGTGGTGGTCGTGACGTTTAGCCAGGAGAGATCCGGCGCCGTCGTGGTCGTGCTCTGGTCGGTCACGATGAACGGCGGTGGCGCCGGTTCGGTGTTAGCGCATCCGCTAACGGCGAGGGTCATCATTGCGGCGGCGGTCGCCGCGTGTCGTAGTCGTATCATTCTGTTTCCTCCTGTTTCGGTTTCATCCATACGTCGACGGATCGAGATCCGAGGCGTGAGCAGAACGCGCATCGGCACGCCTTGATCGGTCTCGGCGAGATGTAGGCCGCGCCACACTTCGCGCACTCCCACTCCTCAGTCATGCCGCGTCGTCGTAGTCGTCGGGTGCGTCGCGATAGTCGGCCGGGTCGTAGCCGCGCTCTCTTGCACGTTCGCTGGTCGGTTGCCAGTCGTCGCCGAACCATCGCTTCCGGTGCTCTGTCTTGTCCTGGCAAAGATCGCAGCGGTAGACGGTCGTCGTGAATGTGTCGCCGAGCACGCGCCCGATCTGCCGGTAGTCGTGATCACAGGTCATGCCGCGTCCCTTGTCGTCTCTGCCCATTCGCCGACCGCTTGCGCGGCGTCGGTGAGGCGTTGCGATGGCATCTCTATGCGGACGATCCCGCCGACTCGATCGCGCGGTTGCTTCGTGATCCATTGCAGGATCGTGGCGACGCGATCGCCTGCGAATAGCAGCGCCTCGCTGCGGCGGATCTCTTGGATGTAAAGCTCAGTCGGTTGAGGGTGCAGCTCGGCCCAGCGATCGAGCGCAGCCAGTTGTACGGAATAGGCGTCGGTCATGGGAACGTCACGTCGGGGTCGCTCGGCCACGGTCCGTCTAAGTCTTGGATCAGTAGTGCAGCGTCAAGGCGAAGGCTCGCGATCTTCGCCCGTAGCGACACGTTCTCCGCCCGTAGGCGGATGGCGTCCACGAGTCGGGGAAGTGAGTCGGCGAGAAGTTCCTTCGCTTCCTCCAGTTCCACGCGCAGGCGTGCGATCTCGTCGGCGGCTTGAATCGTGACTAGTAGACGACTGTCGGAATGGAACTCGTCGTCGGTAAACATCGCGTCGAGTAGATCGACAATGTCGGTCACGGTCTCGCCTCTACTGTCCATGAGCGAAGCGCTCTCGCTGTCTGTTGCGCGTCGGCGAGCGTCATCGGTCCGCCTGGTGCCTGATACGTGTCGACCCCGATCGTCAGGAATATGACGTATCCGGCGTCCTTTGTTTGTCGTATCTCCCATTGCCATTTCATTGCCTCCACTGACTGCCCTTTGTTTGTTTCTCGGGTGAGGGTGTCCGGCGCCGACGCGTGGGGTGCAGCTCGCCGCCGCTTGTAAGCGAACGACGCCGGACGGTGACCGACGGCTAGGGGGTGCCGTCGGTCAGGATTTGATCTAGATGATCGAGCCGAGCGACGGCGCAAGATTCGCAACCGGCGCGAGGTTCTGAGCGGGCGCCGGTGTGGCGATTGCGCCAGCGATCACGCCCGGATTCGCGTCAAGCCAAGCGGTCGCCGCTGCCACTACCTCGGGAATGTGATCAGCGGAGTTCAGTACCCACGGCGCGTTCTGCCCTGGCTTAGCGACGCCTTGACCGACGGTGCCGAGCACGAGCGAGCCGCTACCGGCGAAGTTCTTCAGGCTGGAGACGATCACCTTTGAGAACCAGAGAACGCCGGTCGAGGCGAGTCCGGTCGTCAGGTCGGCGACGTTGATCTTGATCGCTTCGGACATTCCGAGGGTCGTCTGTACGTTCTCGACGCTCAGCACGTTGACGATTACGTGATGGCCGTTTATGTCGCCGACGTTGAGGCGATCGCCGCCGCCGCTGGAACTTGGGGATGCAAAAATAGTCATGATCATGGTTCTTTCTCTTGGGGTTAGGCCGCGATTGCGGCCGTGATGTCGCCGGAGATCGTGCAGGTCGCGTCGTCGCCCCAATGGGCGGTGAGTTGACCGGCGTTGATTGCCCGTGCGAGTTGTGCGAGGCGTTGCGCCTCGGGAATAGACAGCGAGCCGATGGCGTCGCCGAGATTGTGCGCCGGTTGCATCTCGAAACCGATCGCGATCGAGACCAGGGCGCGAGCGAGTTCGTCGCTCGCGTGATCCGATAGCGAGATCAGAGCGTTAAAGATCGTCAGGCGCCGTTCGGACTGGAGGCCGAGATCGGTCGTTAGGCGAATCGGGCGCCCTGCCGCGCTGGCATCCTCCACGATCGCCAGCGTCCACGCCTGCGCCTCGGCGCCCATTGTCGACAGGTAGCGCGCCAGCTGCTGAACCTCGCGGTCGGTGACGAGTTCGCCTTCTGGCGGCGGTGGCCTGCGCTCCGAGCGCTGAAGCGTCGAGGAGGCGACCGCCTCAGCGCGAGGAGCGAGATCGGGAAACGGGAGGCCCCACGCTTTCTCTACGTCGGCGACTGCCCTAGCAATCTGCTCACCTTGAGCAATCGTGATCGGATGACCGCTAGCAAGGGTAGGAACGCCTGGCGGCCAGACGAAGGCCAGCTGAGATTCGTTACCGTTTGCAATGATCTCAACTACACGGCCACGAATCCACGCCCGCCACTCGTCCGACACGAGTTCAATCTCGTCGGGAGTTGTGTCAAATATGCGCGCTACCTGCTCAACGGGTGTCTCCGCCGGTGCGATCTCCATCTTGTGTAGCGGCTTGAACTTACGAAGGCGGCGAACTTCCATCGCCATTTCAAGCGCCTCGGCGCCTGCCTCAAGATTGAGCCAGTGAAGATCACAGGCGCCCGACTCGGGCTGAACGTGGATGATCACGCCGGTGCTCTTGTTTATTGCTGGCATCGGTTCGCGGATGTCTTGCGATCCGTCCGCCGCTTTCCCCTGGCGGTAGAGCGCGTCAGCGTTGGCGTAGATGGCGAGTTGTGTCGCCCATCCGAGCGCTCCGAAGTCAACGCTCGACCCTGTCTTGATGTCGGCCATGATGAGATCGCCGTCGCCAGTTGTGGCGAGTAGGAGATCGAACATCCCGGCGATCTGGTGACGATCGTTGACGATCATCCGTTCCGTCATGCCAGCGGCAACCGTGAACCCTGCCGCGTTTAGTGCAGTGTGGACCGCCATCACGTCGGCGTCATAGGGCGACGGCGCGACGTAGTTCGGATCAAACCACGAGTCCTCAAGCATCTTGTGAAGTGCGGTCCCGAGGTCACGGCGGACAGTTGCGCCGCCTGCCTCTGATGCGCGTTCGCATATCTTGTTCAACGTCTTTTTGTCTTCGGGATCGGTGGCGGCGATGAGTGCCACGAGATCGGGACGGCCAGCGAGACCGAGCGCCGTCATCCTCTGCGCCCAAGTCTTCAGGTTTGATTCGTCGTCAAGCGTCTTGGCCACGGTCGTGGCGCGCGTGTAGCCGGTCGGCTTCTCGGCGCCAGGAGCCAAGACGAGATAGCGGCCCCAACGATCTCGGCGGATCTCTTGCGTTGTCGTGAATACTGGCGGCGTGCTCATGGTTTCCCCTGTTGTGGTCATGCTTCGTTCGGCAGTCGGTTGCCGATCCATTCGGTGACGTTGGCTACGATGCCGTTTCCGCATATCCGGTAACGGTTCGTCGTAGCGATCTCGACGGTCTCGCCGTCGTCGGTTATTCCTTGAGCGGTCCACTCGTCCGGCCATCCCATGAGGCGTTCACACTCCATCGGCGTGAGTCGGCGGACGATCGTCCGAGCGGTTCCGCCGAGAGCAATCGCCGGTGGATTGCCACCGGCGGAGCCGCCTACCTTGAGAGTCGGAGCAATGTCGCCGGAGCAGTTCCCCATATTCTGAGAACCGCCCGTGGGATAGAACGAGGCGAAGACTTCGCTCTGAGCGTCATGGATTACGCCGGTAGATCCGATTCCTGATGCTCTCAATGTGTGATGAGCGCAATCGCTTAGAGTTCCGTTGCATTCGTCATACGCCTGCGCGTCGTGGATGTTCACCGGCACGAGCTGGCCCGAGTAGGCGTCCTGCCCGTTCACAGTTGATGGCCCGTTACCGTGCGCGCCTGGCGAGAGAGTGCCGACGATCGGTTGTATCGGTTCGCCAGTTTCAAGAATGAACGACTCGGTCTCAAGGTCGCCGCGCGATCCGTACCGACTGAGTAGGCATTGAGCGACATCACTCAGCCCCCCCCCGCTAAGTGTTGCAACGCGTCGGCCAGCCTCGGCGGCAGAGTTCGCCCCCGGTTGACTGCTCGCCGGAGAATCCCGCTCGCCGCTTTCTGGCTCAAGCAGTACCTCAACAATTCGTCGCGCCACGGTTCGAGGACCAGCGACAACGAACACGCGACGGCGTCTTTGTGGGACTCCGAAGTTCTGAGCGTCAAGCACGCGCCAGACGGCGACACGCTTCGGACCGACACAGACGCCGCCGGTCCGCCATCCGTGGACGGGAACAGTCGGTTCGTTTCCGGTGAGTCCTCCGAGGACGGCGGCAAAGTCTCCGCCTCTATTGCTGGAGAAAGCTCCAGCGACATTCTCCCAAACCACCCACGCGGCCCCGAGTTCATCAGCGATTCGGCACTGCTCGTAGAACAATCCACTTCGCTCTCCACCCAATCCAGCACGCTTTCCAGCCACGGAAAGGTCTTGACATGGACTCCCTCCCATGATGAGGTCGGGAAGAGTTGTCCCGTCGGCGATGAGTCGTTCACGCGTTATGTCCTTTACGTCGTGGTAGATCGGGATTCCCGGATTGTGTTTACGAAAGACGCTCCGCGCCTTCGCGTCGATCTCGCATCCGAAGACGATTTCGTGGCCTGCGCGCTCAAACCCTGAGTCCCCGCCTCCACCGCCTGAGAACAGAGAGCCGATCTTCATCGCCGCACCTCGCGCAACATTCCGGCGCGTGACTTGGCGATGATGTCGATCCGGTCGGGAGTCAGTCCGCCCCATACTCCGAACTGCTCGCGTCGTCCGATCGCAGCGTTCGCGCACGGCTCAATCGCCGGACATCCCTCGCAGATGGCGCGAGCGGCGTCCGCTTTCGGCCCGTGGTAGTGGCGCGGGAACATCTCGTCGGTTCGTCCGACACATTTCGCACCTACTAGGCGAGTCACTCGACGCCGCCGCAGGTCTGCATATGTTCGGCGATCTGTTCGTTCAGCATCTCGCAGCGTTCGCGCCAGGAGGCGACGGCGATCGCTTCCGGCGTTCCGCCTGCGACGCTCGTCAGGTGATCGAGGTCGGCGGCGAGTTTGCGCGCCGTCGCTTCCCATTGCTCGGCGTTCTGTGTCGCGTCCCGTGCCTCTTGACGACTGCTCACAAGGCTGAGAGTCGTCAGCACTAGCGCCGCGTGAGCCGCCTTAGCGTCGCGACGAAGTAGCCAGCGCTTTACCACTGCGACTCTCCCGCTCTCATTCGCTGCATCTCGGCGCGAATGTTCGCCATGATCTGATCGGCGCGTTCGATCTGTGCGATGAGTTCGGCCAGCTCGTCGGCGGCCAGTAGGAAGAGTTCCCGATCCGGTTCGGCGGCGTCGGCCGCTTCCACGAGCTTGCCGATCAGTAGCTCGGCGATCTGTGCGTGAGTCATCGCAGTGCCTCCATTAGGTCGACGAACATTTCGACGGTCGTGGTCATGAACTGGCGAGCCGGATCGCCGACGCCTGCCCGCTTATGTAGAACGAATCCCGACCGGCGTCCGGCGTTGTCGCGTTGTTCTTCTGCTCGATCGCACCAGGCGCCGAGCGACGGGCTTCGGTGGTTTTTCGTGTCGATCGACGGCCATTCAATGATCGGAATCCAGAGGTCGCCACGATCCGCGCTGGCGCCTGCCGGTATCCGCTCGCACGGAATACCACGCGAGATCAGATAGTCAGCTTCGAGTCGCTCAAAGGCGGAGCCCTTCGCCTTCGCCGAGTTCGTCATAGTGCGGCGATGCTGATCAGGTAGGCGAATAGAGCGACGGCGGCGACGAGCGCGACGATCGCTCCGAGTGCGGCGAGGTCGTGCCTCACAGTCTTGGCCCGATCTTGCAACCGGCGACGAGTGCCACGGTCGCGAGTCCGACGAAGATCGCGCAGGCGAACACGCCCGCCGGAATGACCGTGGCGACCAGCTCGACGAACGCGCACGCTGCAAAGGCGGCCACGACGAGAGCGCAACCGATTGCGAACTGTCCGAGCGGCGTCACGCTGCACGCTCGGCGAGTGTCGCCCGAACGGCGGCGGCGATCATCGCCAGCGACTCCGGACTGGAGATCGTCGGCGGTAATCCTTGAGCTACTCGCTCGGCTCGGATTCTGTCTCTGTCTGCGAGGTCGCTACAGCTAGGCGACTCCGGTAGTGTCCTGCTCCCCTGATTCATGGGGGTGACTTTGGTCATGCCTTTCGAGCTTGTCAAGCCTTTCGGGAATGTTTATCGTCAAAGTCCTAGTCAAACGGTATTTTTTTCCTTGCCATTTTTTCCGATAAAGGCGTATAATCGACGCATGAGCAGGACGGCTGCGGCGACAGAAGCACAGAAGTTCGGCTTTGCCGCGGCTCTGCGCGCTTACCTCGCTCGGGCGAATCTGACGCAAGAGAAACTCCGCCAACTGCTCGCCGACGATGGCTTTGATGTCGGTCAAGGGACGATGTCAAAGTGGACTCTCGGAAAGGCGACGCCGCCGAACGCCACAGTTGAGGCGATAGAGCACCATCTTGACCTAGTACCTGGCGTGCTTTCTCGGCACCTCGGATGGCTCCCGCTGTCGTCGGTCGATTTAGGCCCCGACGTTGAGACAGCCATCCTCGCCGACGAGCGACTGACTCCCGATCAGCGTGAAGTCCTGCTCGCCACCTATCGCGCGCTTGTGGGCATCCAGCCACGGGCGAAGCCGGTCGGCCAGCTCCAGAAGCGCGACTAGCCCTGACTCGTCAGTGACCGCCTCGGCGGCCGCTCGCATGGCAACGATCCACGGGACCGGATTGAAGGACTCAAAAGAGCCCTTCAATCCCCAACTCGCTTCTAGCGCCATATGTCCCCCGGTCGCCTGTCGGTCGCGCCCCCGCAACCACTCGGCAACCTAGCGCGCCCGTGTGACATGCGCCACAGATTCTCCGGCGGCTACTGGAGCCAGCGGAGCCGGACCCGAGACGGGTCAAAGTAGCGGCCCTTTTTCACCGCCGGATCGACGGTGATCTCAAGATGGGCGGCGATGAGATCCCGCTTTCTGGCGATCGTCATCTCTGCCCACATCTCGCCCGCCACGCCTTCAGCGACGACCGGCGACGACTTCAGAGACTCCACGAGAGCGTCTAGGCGGACCGCCGCCGCCGTCCTCATGGCGAGGAACTCCGGCTTTGTAATCTCGCCCGCTTCGTACATGGTGGCGAAGTCAATCAGCTTCGCTTCCGTGGCGGCGATCTTCTCGGCTATCTCCTCGGAATCATCCTCAACGGCCACCGGCTCGTCTCCCATTGCCGCGCGCATCGCCGTTTCCACCATCTCGTCGAGGTAATGAGTCCGGATGTAGACATCACCGCACCCGCCCTGCTGCCGGATGCACGCGATAAGCCACTCATCGGCGCCGCGTCGCACCACGCTGCGCCCTGTCAGGAACTTGCCACAACTCCCGCATTTGGCAATCCCGCTTAGAAGGAAGAGAGATCGCTTCCGCCTGTTCGGTTGCTTAGTCGTAGAGATCGCCGCTGCGCAGACTCTCTCCCATTTCACGCGGTCCATCGCAGGTTCCCAGGTTCCGGCGCCGACGATCTCGCCTTGATAATGAACGACCGCCACCAGCGACGGACTAGTGACCGTGCTCCGAATCGTGGTCGCCGACCAGCGGCCGCCGTTGCGAGTCGGCACGCCTCTAATATTAAAGTCTCTTGAGATCGCGCCGCACGTCTCGCCCGCCAGTATCCGGTCGGCAATTTCGTTGACGATTAGGACGCGCTCCGGAATGAGCTTCGCGCCTTCGCCGTAGGGATAGCCCATGCGACCGGATGGCTTGCCGCTGTCTCTGAGTTCCTGATGCTTTCGTCGCGACCGGCGAGCCTTGTCCTCTGATTCCTTGCGAGCGACGGCGCCCGTGATGCGCGCCACTAGGCGGCCTTCCGGCGTAGCAAGATCCACGTCTCCAGCGGTGACGGTTCGCACCTCGCATCCGGTCCGCTCGACGAGATCGACGAAGTCCTCCAGCTCTCGCGGCGAGCGGTGGAGACGGTCAGGGTGCCAGACGATTAGGCAGTTGATCGTCCGTGCTTCGATCGCTGCGAGGATCTCCGCATACCTCGGACGAACTCGCCCGCTGTAGGCGCTCACGTCGTTGTCAATGAAGACGCCCGCCACCTCGGCGCCGATGCGGTCGGCCATCTCTCGGCAGTCTTTCTCCTGACGGGCGACGCCTAAGCCGGTCCCCTTTGCGTCTTCGGATATTCGGCAATAGATCCCAGCGACGATTCTCTTCATGCTCCGGAGCTTAGGTGTTACTGGAGACCGAAAGGCCGACCCCTTTCTGTCTCCAGTAACACCTAAGAATCCCCACGTCAGAACGCAAAAAGCGCCGCGCCTATCCCATTCAAGGGAGGCGCGGCGCTCTCGCGACCGGCTCGGTTGTGGGCGCTGTGCGCCATTCCGCCGCGCAGGAGCGGCGGTGGTTGAGCCGGAGAACTTGCCTCAGACGGGAGGCGTGATCGGTCCGACGATCGGCGCCACGAGTGACGGCGATCCGTGGACCGCTCCGAGCGGCGACGAGACGATCGAGGTCAGGAGCGATAGAACGGCTCCGCCGATCGCAGCTCCGACGATGTTCCGCCAGTCAAGGGCGAAGAGGTCGAAACCTTGCGCCGCTCCGATGGCGAGTAGGACCGATTGCGCGGCTGTCTTGGCGGCGCGTTCGGCGGCGTTCTTCCAGAAGTCAATGTTCAGCATTTTAAAGTCCCCATTCGGGATGGTCGGGCAGGGCGGAAGGGTCGACGTAGTCGAGGTCGTCCTCGTCTAGGTCGTCGTCTTCGTAGGTCGGGATCTCGATCACGTCGGGACGGACTTCAGTAATCGTCAAC